CCAGAAGACACCGATGCTCGCTATGCGCTCATCATGTGCTACGGCAACCTGACAGTACGTAACCGTGCCAAGCAGGGCAAACTCACGGCAAAGACCGCCTAAGTTAACTAACCTAAAAGGAGAATGAAATGCCACTATTAGCAAACAGCACAGACGGTGCGGTAACACGCAAGCGTCTAGAAAACTATGTTGCACAGCGTGAAAAGGTTACGGCAGTAGCAGTAACAAACGCAGCAACACCAACCGCAGCACAACTGCTTGACAGCAAGTTGTTCGTTGCAACACCAACAGAAGACACAACCTTCACCCTTCCAACTGCAGCACTTGTGCTTGCAGCGTTGACGGATGAAGTCGTGGGTACGTCGTTTGAGTTCACGATTGTGAACCTTGCGTCGTCCTTCGAAATCGTTGTTACAACCAACACTGGTTGGACAATCACTAGTGGTGGATTGATGACCGTATTCGATGGTACTGCAGCAACTTTCCTTGCTGTTGTAACTTCGACATCGGCAATCCAGTTGTACCGCAAGAGTTCTGGCGGTGCAGTTAAGTAAGTAATTTGAATCGGGGGGTGGAGGCCACACTCCACTCCCCTTTTCTTTAAGGAGAATCATGCCAGTAAAGTATCGAATTCTTGACAGCCATGCGAGTGCAACTCCAAAGGCTGGAACAAAGACTTCTACCTACCCAGGTGGTAAGTCAACTAAGTCAGTTAAATCATCCAAAAAAATGAAATCATCTAGCAAAGGAATGTACTAATGGCAAATCCAAATCGAATGGTCAGGTCAACTGGTGGGGCTGCACGTAATGCAATCGGCAAGGCTTATGTAAAGCCAAAAATGGCTGGTACATCTGCAGCAGGTATGGGTCGTGGTCGTGCAGACAGCATGCCAAAGGCTAAAGCCAAAGGACCAGGCAAAGATGCCGCTTATAAGCCAGGAGACATGTTCCGTTCAGGCCGCATTGTTCAACCAGGTGCCGCATCTGGAAAGCCAAAAGCAAAGTCAAGTGGCGCTGCTGCAAAAGCAGTTGCCGCTGGTCGTGCAAAAGCAGCAAGTCGTGCAAAGACAAATGCAGCAGGCAGAGGCAAGAGTGCTTCGCAGGATATGAACAAGCGTCCAGTAAAGGCTCTTTACAAGAATAAATAATTGTTAGTTACCTTCGCAGGTAACAAACAAGGCTATTGGTATATGAAAAATGCCAAATTAGCACATTCAATGTACGGACAGCCCGTGGCTGGTATCCGACTTGCCCCGACAGCGGGTGCCAAACTGGCACCACCTTCTGCGCCCTATATTGGGCGCAATCGCTGTACAGCCAACGATGACACCTGTGAAGGTCCGAAGGCACGGGGCACTGATTTCTGTATTGGACATCTACGTTCTAAAGGCGAGGCTAAATGAGCATTACCCTTACACAACTCCGTACACAAGTCAGGAACATGGTTGACCTAGACGAAACCGACCTTCCAGACAGCATTGTTGACCAGTTCGCTCGTGAAGGCTTTCAGCGCATCTACTCACTTGAGCGCAGGTGGCCGTATCTACAAGAGACATACACATTCAACACGGTCGCTAACCAGCGTGAATACACCATTTCTACCATCGGTGATATTCGAGAAATAATTTCTGTTGTTGATACGAGCACCTCGGGTGCTCGGTTAACTTTGATTCCGTATGACAATGCTGAAGAGATTTGGCTTGGGAACACAGATGTTCCCAGCCGACCGTACTTCTTTTCTTTCTGGGATAAGAAGTTGCAGTTGTGGGCCAAGCCTGATGCAATTTACCCAATCACTGTTCGTGCTTATCGTAACCCTGTATATACATGGCTAACGAACACAAGCGAAGCAATTGACCTTGACGAGTGGTTCCATGCCCTGCTTCCTTACTTTGTGATTGCACGGGTTTACCAGCGTCAGGAAGACTCTGATTTGTCCGCTATGTACATGCGTTCGTTTGAAGAAGGTGTTGGACTTGCTCGCCGTGACCTGATGAAAGCATCAAGTGCACAGCCGGTTATTATGTCTGCTGGTCGACAGTATCCAACTATGCGTCGCTGGTTGCAGACGCTTGGGGCGACACTTGGACAATGAGTGCTGTATCTGTTGAACGCTACGACGACTTCACTGGTGGTCTAAACCTTCGGGCTGACCAATTCCAGTTGAAGCGCAATGAGTCACCCGACATGTTAAATGTCGAGGTTGACCCACGTGGTGGATTGTTTACTCGTGGTGGAATTCGTGAGATAAACTCAACAGCAATTACTGGAACATGGAACCCACACAAACTGTATGCGTTTCCTGGTGCTACACCGCACTTGATGTTGGCGAACCACACAAAGGTGTACAAGTCAACTGGTGGAAACTTCACTACTCTGCAGTACTCATCTGGTAATGATGTAACTGCAGCACAAACCCATGGTTCGTGCATGGCTGCATGGGGTAAGACTTTGTATCTAACAACTGGTACCGCAGGTAGTGGTGGTTATTCTTGGGTTACTACGGATACATACGCTACTGCTTTGACTGCTTCTGGTTCGTCTCCCCATGCGTGGCAGACTTCACCAACTTCATCGGAACATAAGATGCCAACGGCTGAACACATTATTGTTCATGCGAACAAGATGTTTGTTGCGAACACAACAGAGGCTGGTGTGGCACATCCTAATCGTGTTCGTTGGTCACTTGAATCAATCCCAGACAACTGGGACCAAGATGATTATATTGACTTCGAGGGTGGTGGAGAAGGAATTACCGCCCTTGCTGTAGTTAGCGGTCAACTTGTTGTATTCAAACAAACAGCAATGTTTGTTGTGTATGGATACGACTCGACAGACTTTAGAGTTGTTCAATTGTCACCACAACTTGGTGCATTAGAACATGAGCACGTTGCTGTTGCACCAAACGGTGTTTACTTCTTTTCTCATCCACAAGGATTGTATTTCTATAACGGAACACAAGTAATTGATATTTTTACAAACTTAAAGTCAATGTACCCAGATGGTTACATAAACTCAACAGCAGATGACAAGATAAGTGTTTCGTATGTTAATGACCGTGTTTGGCTTTCAATGCCATTTTCTAAAATAACATCAGTTGATTATACAGCCATCTCTTTTGTGTACGACCCAACAATCAACAATGGAACTTATGTTGCCCACAAGACTGCAGACGGTTATGGTCTAATCGGTGGAACCGATTGGACTAATGCTTCTGGTGAATCCAAGCCGTTCATGATTCATCCGAACATTCCTCGTGTTGTTGAGATAGATGTTTATGATGAAGAAAAGGATTTACTTGGTGGTACTGAATCAAACTTTGAATCATATTATCGAACAGGTTGGGTTGATGGTCGTTCTTATTCAATGAAGAAAATGTGGCGTAGACCAGACTTTGTTGTTAAACAAACAGATACAGCACGACAAATAAATGTCAAAGTATTTCACAACTTTGAAGAGGCTTTGGGCAACGAAAGAAAGTCTTTCAATATTTCGCTAGAAGCATCAGCATCAGGAATGCTTTGGGGTGAAGGCTACTGGGGTGTTGGAAAATGGGGTCTTCAGGCCGCAGGTGCGCAGGTTGTGCGGGGTTCAAATCTTGGTTTAGCACGTGCTGTTCAGTTGTTGTTTACTGGTCCTACTGGTTTGTTTTGGGGGATTGACAGCATTGCTTACAAATTTAATACACGAAAGGTTACTGGATAATGGCTATCACAATTACACATACTTTTACTAACGGAACTATTGCTGAGGCCGCTGAAGTAAACGCAAACTTTAACGACGTTGAAAACTATGTCAATGGTTTGTCTGATGGAACAAACATTGATTCATCGGCAATTACTGCAGTAAAACTTGCTACCAATGCCGTAACAACAACCAAGATTGCTGACGGTTCTGTTACTTATGCAAAATTAGATAGCACAACTGTTTCTAATGGTATTTCACAAGATGACCAAGTTATTCTTTCGGTTCAGGTATTTGGATGAAAGAAGCACTTCACATTCCTGCAATCACTGCACTGTCTTCTGTCGATGCTACGGCTATCCGTCAGATTACTTTGTCGTTGGTTGAAGCAATTGAGGATATTAAGAAAGAGGTGGAGACTCTAAAGAGTCGTCCACAAAATAGTGCGTACACAAGGCAAAGGAACGATAGATAATGGCTTACGACCCAAGTTTGTTTGAAGCACGACGCCGTGGTCTTATGGAGAACTACGCTGCAACTGGTGCTGCTAATACATACGGCAACTTTATATCGAAACAGGGACAGGCTAGAAACTTTGCAGATTTGCAAGAAGAATACAAAAAGGCTGCTCCAAGGGTTGTTGCTGGTTATGGTGAACGTGGTCTTCTTACTCCAAATGTTCGTTCTGGTGCATTTAATAAAGCGATGCAGGAGTTTGCAAAGAATAGAATAAAGTCTGAATCTCGTGCACGGCAGGACATGGCACAGAGTGACCAACAGTACGGTTTGGGAATGGCACAACTGGGTGCTGGCTACAGGGGTAGTTTGGCTGACCTTGAAGCAGAGAAGGCTAGGGAGATAGAACAAACTGCAGCAGAATTATTGAGACTAAGGAGTGGTTACTAATGGTTAATCCGAACACAATGGGTAAGGGCAAGGTTCGTACATACGAGCCGTTGCTTAATCGCAAACCAGCAGGACAAGTTGTTGCTACCGCACCAAAACCACCCGTTGGCGGTGCCATGACCGCTATGAGCCGTGAACCTGCTTTGAACAGAATCGGTCTAAGTCCGACTGTTGCTCCGACAACATATAGAACCAAAGCAATGCGTGACGCAGAAATAGAAGCAGCAGTAGAGGCTCGATTGGGTGCAGGCGGTGCTGGTGCTGCAGGTGGAGTTGGTGGAGTACTTGGAATGCCAACACCCTTTCAACAATCACTCGGACTTCTTGGTAGTTCCGGTGGAAGCGGTGGTGGTGGTATGACCGCAGCGCAAAAAGCAGCATTGCTCGGTGCACAACTTGACCGTGATAAGTTCAACTACGACAAAGAACAAGACGCTGCTGCTTTGGCGAAACAACAACAAGCACTTCAACAAATGCAGAATCAGTTAAACACTGGTGGATACCGTGGGAACATTGATGCGTTGTTAAAACTTATTACAGGAATGGAAACGACTGGTGAAAAGAACATTGGTAATATTTACGATACCTCTGTTGGTAATATTGGACAGGGTTATGACGCAGCAACTGGTTTACTAACCAAAGGTTACGACGCTGCAGACCAATATCTTCGTGACAACCCAAACAACCCATACGCCAATTTAACTGCATCGACTGTGAACGTAACAAATCCAATGGAACAGTTCTTGCAGGCGTATGGTGCATCAAGTCCAGATGTTCAGGCGCAGGTTGCTGCAGAACAGCAATCTGCTAACCAGGGTTCCAATGCATACAATGATTTTGTAAAACTCTTGAGTGGTGCCTCACAGCAGTCCGACAAGTCACGACTTGCCGAAATGTTGATGGCACGGAACATGGGCAATGTTGGTCTAGGTCAGCAACGTGCTGCTTATCAGTCTCAAGCAGCCAACCAGCAACAGCAGGCAATGGCTGCTCTACAGCAGCAGATTGCCCAAGCAAGGTTTGAGCAAGAGTCTGCAGCAGGCAACAGACAGCAAGATTTGATAAATCAAATTATTGCTGCTGGTGGTAATCCAAACCCACCTGCCGCACCACAGGCTCCAGCAGGCGGTGGCTCTCTGGTCTCTCCAGATGTACTGGCACAACTCCAGGCAGAACTCGGTGGGATGAATTTCGGAAACATCTTCGGGTAACGAAAGGCATATAGAGTATGGCACCACAGCAACCAGTTAACCCTAATTTCATGACAATGCTGCCTATTTTGGCTCAGTACATGAACCGCAAGGGAGGGGCCAATTCTGGGGATATGTCCAATATCTTCAACGAGTTAATGGGTCTGATGTCCAATTCGTACACACCTCCATCTGAGATTTCCGATGAGGAAATCCAGCGTATCTACGCCCCACAGACCAATGCGGTCAGGGGTAGCGATGACCCCATCCTTCAGGGAATATTGGCTGACATTGAGTCTGGTACTCCAGCCTTGAAAATCAAAGAAGCAATCCGCAGGGGTGTTTACGAAACTGGCAATATCAAGTTGTCGACCCCAGAAGACCTCAGCATGTATGACGGTTTGGTTGATGACTTGTACTCCGAAAAGAAATCTGTTGACCAAGAGCGTTATAAGATTGCGAACAAAGAGACAATCTATGAGAAGTATGGTCTTCCAGACCCGAACGAACAGTTTGACCCACAACAGTTGTTCCCAGATGTGTACGCAGGTTTAGACGCACAAGAGGCTGTAGCAAAACAGGGTGTTGATGCTCGCACGAAAGCAATCAGGGATAAGTACATGCCCCAAAAGGGTTCAGAACCTTATAGGCGTAGTCTTTCTTTGGAAGACCTTGCAAAAGGAAAGGGATTTGGCTACACAGACTTTGCCTCTGGCAAAGTTGATAAGTCTTTGTTTCCTAAAGCAAAAACCACAACAGATATTCAGGGTTACAAGACACTTGCAAATCAACTTAATCAATATGCTAAGGGTAAGCCCGTGCTTGATGCACAGGCTACATCTGATTCTGGTAAAAGTGTTTTCTTTAATGACGAAACGTACAGAAGGAAACTTGCAGAACTTGAAGATATGAGTGGACTCAAAATTGCCTCTCCACTTTCAATGACCAAAATGTCTAGTCAAAAAGAAAAAGGCAATAAAGCAAAAATGAACTACGAGATGGAACTTGCTGGTGCTCCAGCAACCAACTTGAAAGTTGGTAACACTGGAGGTGCAGTAACTGACCTTGGTGTAGACAATCTTCGTGACCCAGTATTGCAACAACAAAAAATTAAAGAATTGCTTACGAAGAGAGTTCAGGAAGGTTTGGCAGCAAGAGGAGAAACACCGTTCAATCAAGCGTTACTTAATAGAATCGTATTGAACACATCCATGGGCAAGTAATGGCCACACAACAAGATTTACTTAATGCACTTCAGGGGCTGACACAGCAGTCCTATACACGCTCTGCTCCAAGTCAGATGCCGAGCGTTGCTCCGACTGGTCGAACGGCTACGCCACCTGCTGCTGCTTCTAAATTCCCCACCCTTACATCCACTGTCGCTGGTGCGCCACAGGTTGGTGGCTCACCCGCTGTACGCATGAAGTCAAACCAACTTACTAACTACGCAACACAGCAGTCAGTAAACTATCCAAAACTTACGGACCAAATCAATAGTGCTGCTGCTGGCAAGAGTGAACCATCTGGTGCGCTTGGAGTTCTTGGGAACATACTCAACAACCCAGTTGCTAAGGTTGCACTTGCACCGTTGATGGTTCTTGACACTGGTCGTCGTGCGGTAATTTCTGGTGTTCGTGAGGTGGCAGATATTCTTGACACCGATAAGAACACGAAAGCATCTTTGGGTGATTGGTTCAATCAAACCAAAGATGTAACCTACGGATTTGGTACAGCATTCCCGATGAAGGGAAACTGGGGTAGGGCTGTTGGTTTGTTCGGTGACTTGGTTCTTGACCCAATCAACTGGTTAACACTTGGTACCTCGATACCAGCAACCGCTGCCCTAAAGGTTGGTGCTACGGCTAAGGGTATTGCAAGTAAGGCTGTTGTTGAAACAGCAGAGGAACTTGCTGCTCTTGGTCCAGCATACATAGAACGAGCAGTAGCAAAAGAAGTTGCTGCAGAAGCAACACGTGTAGCAAGTGCTCAAGAGGGAAGGAAACTTAGGGCTTTAATCGGCAAAAGAATTACTGGTCGTACCTCTCGCACCAATCTTGCCGGCCTTGCCGACAAACTTGGTGCATCACCAGAACTTGTGCAAGATGTTGCAAAACGAGGAAGAGTTGCTCTTGATAGCACTGTTGAGGGTCAGGAACTTGCAGCAAAGATTGGTCTCAAGAAAACTGGTTTGTATATTGCAGGCACACAAAAGAGGATTCCATTTACTGGTCCAGTTGCTGAAGCAATTCAGACTGGTTTAGTTTCCTCTCGTGTCGGCATCATGGGTAGCCGTCCCTTGGAATGGCTTGCAGAAAACTTTATGCCCAAGGGAACATCGGCATCTAGGAACATGACTGAACTTCGTCGTGGTCTTGCAACTGGCAAGATGTACATTGATGGAAGATTGCAGAAGATGGACCCACAGATTGCTCGGTGGGCTGTTCGTCTTGAGGGTGCAGACCAGGCAGCACGAAGTCTACAGGCACAGATGCTTGATAGTTACGCAAAGATTGTTGCACCATTGCTTGAAGAACCAGATGTTAAGGCTGTTGGTGCAGACTTCTACAAGTTTTTGGATACTCCAGAGTTCAAGCCCAATGGTGCTTTGAACTGGCCACGCCAGTTATCCCCAACCGAAAGAACTGCATACGACAAACTTCGTGCAGCATTCGAGGGTTGGCGGGTTGACATTGAATCCAAGTATCAACTAGTAGACCCAAACTTCCAAATGAAGGGTATCAAAGACTACCTGCCTCACCTTATGACAGACGAGGCACGTGATTGGATTAACAGCATGTCATCCGCAAGAGCCGAAGACATCTTGAAGTATCTCAAGGTAAACATGACAGACCCGACTGCATCGTTTCAGTCACGAAATCTTGTCAAGGGTGCAGAGTTTTTTGGAAAGACATTGACCGAAGAAGATGTGCTCGGTGGTCTTGACACACTGAACAAGATAGCACGTGAATCGAATCGTGGTTTTAAGGGACAGTTCTTTGAAACAGACATCAACAAGATTATGCAGAAGTATGGTGAGCACTTTTCTTCGCAGTATGGAACTGCGGAGTTTATGCGTATTGCCAAAGAGGGTGGAATGCTTTCTGAGTCTGTTGCAATGGGTTCGGTCACAAAGGAATGGATTAGGTCAATTGCTGACCACGCCAAGATGCTTGAGGGTGCAGTAACTGAGGCACATGCTGAAATGGCTTTGGCTGGAAGAAATGCATTGGGAGCAGTAAAGTTGCACCTGGATTCAATGGCTGCAGAAACTGGTCAAGTTGGCAAACAACTTGATGAGTTGCTAAAGCAGGCCAAACAAGTTGGAACCCCAGAAGAAAGACTTGCTGGTATTCGCAATGCCAAAGAGTTGATGCTCAAGGCATTCAACGACAGGGCAAAAGCATGGAATGCTTTCAAGGATTCTCTTGATGGGCAGACACATGTTATCGATGTGCTTAACAAAAGTATACAGAACTCTCAGGATACATACGATGAGTTGATGAAGGCTGTTGACGATTTGGTCAACAACTATTCAGAGCGATACTCAAGGATGGGTGTTGGACTAACAGATGCTCCTGGACAAGCACAAGTTGTTGTTGGAACTGGTGGGGAACTAATTGCAAGTGGTGATGAGGTTGCTGAAGTAATCGGAAGAATGTTGACACCAGAAGAAAAAACAACTATTAAGTTGCTCACCGAAAAAACAAAAAACAAAACAATCACACCAGACGAAACATTAATCCTTAATTCTCTCAGCAATAAGGTTGATGCAAAACTAACAACCGTTGATGAACTCATCAAAACACTTGATAGGAAGATGGAGGCTGCCGCTGCAGCGTTGAAGGACTCACAAGACCAGTGGAATAAAGTTATGCAGTTGCACAACTTTATGGACAACATTATTGCTGGAAAAATTGACATAACAAGTATTGATGGTTCCGATGTTTACGATGAAATTCTTGATGCAATAAGTTACGATGGTAAAAGGGCTAAACGTCTACCCGCAATGAATGCGTTAAACATTAGGAAAGTATGGGGAGCAAAAGAACTTAAGGATATTCCTTTAGAACTAAAACAACTGAAGTCCATACTCGACCCTGACGGTCTTGTGTCCGCAGAAATGTTGTCAAGAATAAAGATATCAGATATACGCAAGCGTTTGGCCAAGCCGGCAGTTACACCAACCGACCTACGTGAACTTCGTGAAGCAGGTATCTGGTTGGTTGTGCGTGACGTGCTAAGTGATTCAGAACTCGCTGGACAGTTGGTAAAAGGATTCCAAGAAGCGTCAACAACTGGTGCAACTCAGACAAGGTTCTCCAACCTTGTTGAGTTGTTGCGACAGGCTGATGCAACAGAGAAATACATCTTTGGTGAGATTGGAGACTCTGGAACAATTGCATATAACAGGTCTGTTCAAAAACTTGCGAACCTAGAGTCACAACTAGAACAACTTGATGAAATTTCCACAACATTCGAAATTGATGGCCAAATTGGTTACTTTGGTGATATGGATGAAAAGAAATTAGCCAAATTAAACGAAGGAAGAAAATTAGTAGAAAAAAGAATTACTTCAGAAAAAAAACTACAGGAAAGACTATCTTCTAGATTAAATCGACATGACATGTCTGCACCACAAACAGCAGTAACGCTGAATGGTGTTAGGGATGTTATGGCGGATTTGTCATCTGGTATATCTGAGTACTACTTACACCGTGAAACCGTACACAACTTCAAGCGATTGATGCAGACACTTGATTTGTTCGGAGTTGCACCAACAGAAAATATGTACAACGCAATTCTTTCTGCGGTTGCCAAGCCTGAACTTGACGCTGCTTTAGATTTCATGAATGAATCTAAATCGTTGAAAGAATTGTTTTCTGATATGTACTCAAAGATTAATAGTTTTGGATTAAGGACAAGAAAATATAGTGATTTAACTCCAGCACAATTAACTCAAATAGAAAAAAATCTAATTGATAAAATTGGCGGTGTTCCAACAAATCAGCAACTTCGTGCTGAGTTTGTTGAACAGTTAAAGATAGACGACATCAGTCGCTCGAATATAATGATGGAAGAAATTGCCAAGATTCTGCGAGCACAACCGCCGACAAAGGGTAGGACAACCAAAGAGTTGGAAAAATTGCTTGAACAAAAAAGATTGCTTCAAGAACACTTCCCAGAGATTGAAGCAGTTTGGCTTGAGTCAAGGACTGGAAACATTAACCAATTGTTCTACAAGCATCCAGATGCTCTTTCTCTAGAGAGTGCTGTAATTCAAGAACTCCAAAAGGTTGGTATATATAAAGACTTCGGAAGACCTACCACTAGACGAGCCAGAGTAACAACGTTTACAGATGAGGGTATCGAAGAGTACGTTCCAAAGACTTCAGAGTCTGCTGATTACCAATATCAAAAATTAAGAGGACACATCGAAAAATCCATTAATGAATTGATGGAAAAAACCAACAACTCTGATATTGCAAAAGACCTAAAAAATAGGTACGACGAAATCATCAAACAAATGCAAGTAGACAGAAAGTTGGCATCTGACGCTGCTAAAAAAGTTGTTGGAACAAAGAACCAACGTCAACTAAGGAAACGTTTGTCTGCTCTTGCTTCTTCGCAGGATGGTGAGTACGGCTATGTTGGAATGTTGAAGAGGACATTCCGTGGTAGCGAAAAAGCAATGACTGATTTCTGGGGAAGCATTCTTGGTGGAGAAGTTTACGACTTCTCCGCAACCAGAGGTGCTAGGCAGTACAGGACTGTGCTCGAATCTGATTCATTCTTTGGTCGTCTTGACGCAAGAATCAACAGCAGAATTAACGGACTAACCACTCTTGTCGATGAGCCAAACTTGCCTACGGAAGTTTTGCTCGATGGCAAAGTTGGAAACTTTGTTGATGGCAAATATGTTCCTGGTGCTTGGTTACTCAGAACAGAACTGCGTGGACCCGCAGCGATGGCTAACGCATTGGAAGAACATGCAGATGACCTACTTCGAGTTATTGGAGAGGGCAAGGATTACAACTCCGAGTTAAGGGCTACAGAAAGAAAACTAAAGAGAGCAACGGAAAGGGCTGCAAAGCCTGTTGAAGAACCACAGAAGGTTGCCAAAGAAGCGGCAAAGAATATTGTTATTCAGCAACAACTTGACGATGTTGCTTCAACTCCGCAATACATTCGTGCGCTAAAGCGAGAAAGCGAACACAGATTCGCCTTGCAACTTGCACGACTAGATGAAGAGTCTGCAGTTGCTTTGGGATTTACCAGAGCAGAATGGAACTCTCTGTGGGACGACCCACTACGACCAACGAACATAGCGAGTATACGTTCACAGAGGAACGCATACCTTGGACAGAGGAAGAGGCTTCTTCAACAGCGTGGTTCCTTTGCGAGAACTGGTAAGTCAACTGTAGGTTTTGATGACAAGTTGCAAAAGATTGACGACACTATCCTTGCAGTAGAAGAACAGATACTTCAGCACGATTCAAGGACTTCTGCTCTAAACAAGTTTGCCAAACTTCATGATTCATTTGATGATATTGACTTCCAGGAAAGCATTGGTCTAAAGCCGAAGAAGACGACAAGAGCACCAATCAACGACTCTTATGGTCCGGACATGAGGCAAATTGGTTCAACGGTAGAGAGGCAGCCATACACTTCTGATGAAGCAATAAGAGAGTTTGTAAATCAACGCACTAAATACAACCAACCTCTTATGGTTTATACAAAAGTTTCTGATACTAGAATTCGTAGAAATTTCTTGTCTGAATCTTGGTCTTCTAGCGAAGAGTTGCAGTTGCTGGATGAATACAAGAAACTTGAATCAAAACTTGATACAAGAATGCATGATGCCTGGATTGCAAACAGGCAGGGTGTGTTAGACCATCAAGAGTTTCTTCGTGCTGAAATTTCAAGACTTCGTGGAACCATCTTGGCAAACGATACAAAGGTTTCCAGATTGCAAGAACAAGTTCTTGCAGAACTGGGAACAACTACTGCTGTTCCAAAAACAAAGTACGGTAAAGGACTGGCAGATGAGGCAAAGGGTGTCGCCAAGGAATTGCGTGAGATTGATGCCAAGGGACTAAAGGATGCTCGTGTCCGCCTAAAGAATAGACTTAAGTCCGACATTGGTCGTGAGCCAACCAAAGAAGAGTTGGCAGACTTGTTTGAAATGTTTGATGATTCAGTCAGGGCTGAATATGTAAGAATAGATAAAAGCACTGTAGAGGCTGGTGGAACACAGCGTCAGTTGGAAATGAAGGCAGAGCAACGTGCTATCGATGCTTGGAAAGCAGATAGGACTGGTGCTGCGAAGGGTGTGATTGGCGACAAGACAATCAACCGTCGTGCTTTCATTCCAGACACAAAGACCGAAGAAACAATGAAACTCCTCAACAACTTGAGGTTCGATTTGATTGTTGAACAGGGTCGTCAGAACGATGTTCTTGAATTGCTTAGCCAGATGAGTGCTGGTCGCAAGGAACTTCTTGCCGAGAAGATGAAGCAGATGCAACAACTGCAGAAAGCAATGGAAGTTAAAGAAAGAATGTTGTTGCCGACAAACAAGGCTAATCAAAAGGCTGTTAAGTCAAGTGAATCGTTTGCTCAAGCATCAAAGGCGCATCAGAAAGCCAAGGAGGCTTACGATGCTGCTGTTACGTTTGCAGAACACGGCCCGAAACAAATTGAAGAAACCAAGAAGACATTGGCTGACATTCAGAAGATGGCAAAAGACACTAGGTACTGGACATCATCAAAGAGCAGTGGAAGAATAAAGGCTGGTTCTGATGATTGGATTGCCGAAGTAGACCAACATATTGATGACTCGTCTTACATGATTCAACAGATATCTGGTGAGTCCATTCCTCAACCAATTAGAACAATTATTGGAACTTATGTTGACGCTAGAAACAACTACATGATGAAGTCATCTGAGATGACAGCGTTCCAACAAGAGGCAGCGTTTGCTGCCGGCTTGAAGAACATGGAGTTCACTGGCTCTACTTTGCCACTGTCTCTGGTCGGCAAGGTGCCGCCAGAGCAGTTCAACATCGTAAAAACATTTGATGATGGATTTGTTCAGTTGAGCAAGTTCTTCCCTGATATTGGTGTGAGAAAAGAGATTGCTGAGATATTCCAGAACGTACACAGACTCAACGAACCACAGATGGTTAGAGAACTCAGTAAGTTCATGGGCAAGTACACAAAGTTCTTCAAGGCTTACGCCACGTTGACTCCTGGCTTCCATATCAGAAACGGTATGTCGAACACCTTTATGTTGTTCGCTGCTGGTGCTGAGTTGAAGTACCTGAACGAAGGTCTGTCAATGAGTAGGTCTTGGCTTGAGGCATCCAAGGCTGGAAAAACAATCGAGCAGTGGATTGCATCAGATGCTGTGCCAGCAGCAATGAAGCAGAAGGCACGAGATGCCATAGATGCATTCTTTGGTGCTGGTGGTGGTTTGTCCAATGACTTCTTTGACAGAGGTCTTGCCCCCAAGGGAACCAAGAAGTCCAAAGAGTTTGGTAAGTGGATTGAGAATCATTCACGATTCATGCTTGCATGGGATGGTGTCTCTCAAGGTCTTGATGCGAACTCTGCTTCTGCACGAGTACGCAAGTATCTCATTGACTACACCGACGTATCAACAGCCGACCAATACATGCGTCAGATTGTTCCGTTTTGGATGTGGACATCTAGGAACTTGCCAATGCAACTTGGAAACATGTGGCTCAACCCGAAGGCTTATGCAATCTACAACAACATCAAGCGCAACATTAGTGCTGACGAAGAAGGCGATGTTATCCCGCAGTGGATGACAGAGATTGGTGCATTCAAACTCCCATTCGGAAACAATGTGTACGCAACTGCAGACTTTGGATTCAATCGTGTTGGTCAGCAAATTCAAGAACTTTCAGACCCAACAAGATTCCTAGCAAACGTCAACCCACTGCTTCGTGTACCAGTCGAGTTGATGGGTGGCAGGCAGTTGTACAGCAACAGACAGTTCTCTGACAAGCCAGTTGAAGTTGAGGGTGGTGCTGGTGCACTGTTGCAGCCGTTCCTTGCTGCTGCCGGCTACGGCGAGTCTCGTGATGGTAAGAATTTCGTGGACGACAAAGCGTTCTACGCTTTGAGAAACCTCATACCATTCCTCGGAACAGCAGAGCGTCTAACACCATCTATCGACACCTACCAGCAACGTGGATACGTGAACCCACTACTTGGTTTCTTGGGTGTACCTGGTCGTCAGGTTAAAGAGCAAGAGATGCTTTCCGAATTGAAGCGCAGGAATGCGAACATCAACAAAATTGTTTCTAAAGAAAAAGCACTACAAGGAGAATAACAATGAAACGACATTACACTGGCAACAAAGATGGCGAAGCCAAAGGCTTGCGCCCAGGCATGAAAGTATTCATTGATGAGGTAATCAAACTCTCCAATGGTGCTCTCTGGAACAACGGTGACTTTGGTGTACGAACCATGCGTGGAAAAGAGTCACTGTCGGTTCACGCCACTGGTCGTGCCGTTGACCTCTCCTACAGACACATGCCTCCCAAGAAGGGTGTGAAGAACGGAAGGCGTGAAGCCATCCGTGTGATGAACATTCTTACAAGCAATGCAGAGTTGCTTGGTCTGGAAGCAATATTGGATTACTTCCCGAAGCCACACGGTCGAGGCTGGCGTTGTGACCGTAATGCATGGTCGTCATACAAGAAACAAGAAATCACAGGAGCACCAGGTGGCGACTGGATACATTGTGAAATTTCTCCTGCTATGGCAGACGACGCTTCAAAGATGAAACAGGCGTTTCAGAATCTTGTGATTCCTCAGAGTCCTCCAGTTTCACCAGAGCCTGCTCCAGAACAATAATGTCAATCACCATTCCGACAGGAATGTGAACTGGCATCCCAGCAGTCTTGAGGTCTGGTACTTCATCAGGAAAGTATGAGTTGACCACGGTTATATAACCCCGTAGACAATCAGCCCAAAGCCAACCCACCGTCACAACGGTGGCTTCCTTTGGTTCGTACTTCTCGATGTCTGTCCAGCCGTTCTCGCCATCAAAGGCATCACGCCAATGAACGGACACAAGCGGCCATGGGCAACGTACTTCTTTAGTCTTCATATGGGTTGATTCCTTCTTCGTATAGGTGTATTTCTAGTGTAGTAATTATTCCTGACATGAATGAACTGATGCGAAGCCAAGCCATTGGGTCTCCCATCATGCACCTCTGCCAGTATTGACACATCTCCACAGCAGACTGATTGTCTGCACTCATAACCACGCTGACCCCGCCGGTCATGTTGCGTTCAATCCTTTCGGCGTTGCTGTTCATGGAATCAACTTCATCTGATGGAATGATTTTGTATATCCAATCATTTTCATCAGTCATTTTTCTTCTTCCTTTTCTTATTAGCAACATATATGAACCCTTGGGGCAGACCGTTTTCTTGTACTCCCTGACCCACAGTAACGTCGCCGTAATGCGCCGCAAGAATGCGAGCAACCGTGTTCGGACTGACTTCAACATCAAATCCCACTGTAATCTGTCTCGTCGTCAAAGCCGAGCCTTTCTCGAATGATTGGGTGTTCTTGGAGATGCAACTGTAGCCGACCGTAGGCGGCGTTGCGTAGTCTCCAAGCATGTGTTTTTGTTACACCAAGTCTTGAACCAAGTTCCTCTAGGGATATCATTTCTGAGTTGAGTGCATCAACAATGAATTGGTCTTGTGGACTCAGCAGTTCAATGCAGTCTGCGACTGCTTCTCGTAGAGGTTGTAGTTCTTCTACGGATTCTTCAATGACATCACGGCTACCAGCCATCATCAACGCTTCAATAGGTGTCTCGGGACGGCGACGACTACGGATGCGCCCTACCGATTCGGGAGTAAGGGGTACGTCTTTATTCCTCAAGACTTACAATCTTACAGTTCTCAACTGGTATCTCAAAGAAGGCTTCACCATCAGTGTAGATGGTGTTCTTGGTTACAAGTTTCTTGAACTCCTTACCATCAACTATCAAGATATGGGTTCGCTCGTGATTGAACATCACGAAGCGCACCTCTTTGGTTCCCTCCAGGAACTTGTACTTTCGTGATGCGAAGTGAACCGTTGGATA